TCTAGCTGTTAGTCCTGCCATGTCACCGTTTAATGGTACATATCTGTAAACATCATTGTATCTGTCGTACATATATTTGTAACCACTATCAAATACAACATATGAAGAAGATGAAATTGTACTATAAAAGTCAATTACATTATCTTTTTGTGTATTCGTGTTAGTTACATTAACTACATCACTTCTCTCAGGAGAAGCAAAGACAACACAGTCTTTTCTCGCTTCTGCGATTGTGATTAAGTTTTCTACATGAGTTGCGTCACACTTACCAGCAATGATAAGACCAACATCAACTGTTTCACTATCAGCAAACTTATCGTAAGCTGTTTTTAGTTGACCAGTTGTAACGGCAGAACCGTCAGAACCACCTGAAAGTGATTCACTTGTTGGTACATTTACCGCTGTATATGTAGTTCCAGAAGCTGCATTACCCCAGTTTGAACCTGAAGAATTATGCTTTGTCCACCAAAGATATTTTGATTTAGTGTAGATAACATTTGCGTAATAGTTATCATCTCCTTGCGGAGTTTTTGCGTCTGAAGCTTTAGATACTTTGTTGTAAGTTTCTAAGATTTGACCTGGAACGCCTGATATTGAACCGTCTTCATCAACGACTACGACATGAATTTCGTCATTCGCACCGCTTCTGTCTGAGGTCCAAGTTGATGTTCCTGGAGCACCGTCAACAGCGTCATAATAACGCCATCTTCTTTTGATTCTTGCATTGTCGACTACAACTCTTTTTAATCCTCCAGAACCTCTAGGGTGCTGAACGAGTGTTATTGAAGTTGAAGCAACAGCAGTTAATCTATATTTTTCTCCGTCATCAAAGTCTGTTCCTGCAGCTGTAGTTGAAAACTGAATTACATCACCTACATTTAGGTAGGATGTTGCGTTTGAGTCCATTGCTACAGTTGTGTCGCCGACTGCTAAGTCAGCTTGGTTAACTTGTTGAGCTGTTGTTGTTGTTGATTCAAAAGCGGTTGAGCTCGGACAAGTTGCAACAAGCAATGTGTTACCATATGCTCCTGCTTCTCTAGCAACAAATGTTGCGTTACCGGCTGCGCCACCTGAAGCATAGTTATTTGTCCAGTCATCCGTGTTTTTGATTAATACACCTGTTCCAGATGTACTAGCATTAACTTGTGATGATTGGTTTGCTCGTACTACTCTAAGAGTGTTAGAATATTGTAAAAAGTTGGCTGCGCTGAAAAAATACTCGAAATTATTTACATCAGGTTTACCAAAAGTTTCTACTAATTCTTGCTCACTAGAAATACTTACTATTTCGTCTAACGGTCCTTTTGTGAATTGACCAGCAACTGCACCGATAGAAGTTGAAACAGCAGGAATGATACTAGTTAGGTCTCTTTCCTGTACGAGAACACCTGGTGATACTTGAAATGCCATAGGTTTATTCTCCTTTAATTAGCTAATTACCTTGTTTTGCATACTAAAATATTCAAATTTCGTATTATTCATACGCCCATATTCAAACTTTGTCATTACAGATATTTATAAGATATGTAATTTACAGTCCTTTTCTTACTACGGGGTGCCAAACTGTACCATACTCATCAACTTCAGATTTTAACTCCTCTGGTGTTCCATCATCTACAAAACCGAATGGTGCCATATCTTGTTCAATTAAAGCCTGTTGTTCGATATAGAGTTGATTTCGTATATTTGAATTCGATAATTCTTTAAAATACTGTTGATTTGTTAACCACCCAAATATGACTAGACACATCATTAAATCGTCATTACAACCCTCCTCCGCCATCCAGGAGTTACCACGCCTACTAAATGTTGACATCTCCTCTATTAGCTGAAAGTCGTTTATTATCATTTTATCACTTTCAATCAATGTCTTAATACTAGAGGTACCTAAAGCTTTAATCTGTTTTGTCATACGAACACCCATAGATGTACCACGACCACTAAACATAGCACCTAGTATTTGTCCAGCTCTACCTCTTTGTGTCGTCATTAAAACATTATCGTATTCTAATTCCATTTGTAGTATTTCTGCCACTTGCTGACCAATATCATTAACTTCGGTTAAGATATGAGCTCTATTATATCCTTTACATACTTGTTCTATAATACTTGGAAAGATATGTGGTTTTACTTCATTGTTCTTATAAGTTGCAACAACCTCATAAGGTATCTTTGTGCAATCTAAAACTGCAAAGGCTGAGTAATCTCTACCTGTACCACGAGCAACATCAACTGTTGTAACATACAAATGGTCTTTTTCGGGTCGCTTAAACATTTGTAATCCGTTTTTACTTTCTAAAGCTGGAATATACGGGGTCGCCTTAATTTTTGCTGGTGAGATTAAAGTATCTACACTTCCTAAAAATTCACATTCAAACTCTTGTTGAAACTGCTCGGGTGAGGTATTTCTTATAGTGGTTTCTTTCCACTTTTCATCTCGGCCAGGTACCTCTGACCAATGTACTTCGATAGGTACATAATCATTTTGTTTATTGATTGCGTCTATCCACAACTTGTAGTACATATTCATACCGTGTGGTGTAGATACAATTATCATCTTTGTTTTTTTACCAGATGAAATGGTAGGATAAACTGAACTGAAAAACATCTCTGCTATGTTAGCAGGTACGAAAGCAAACTCATCAAGGAATATTATATTAAATGAACCACCTCGAATTGCACTTGAAGATGTTGCAGCCGCCACAATAGTGGACTTATTTTCTAATTCTATGTTACCTTTGTTCCAATTAATAACTCCTTGTTGCATCCATTTTGGTAAATTTTCATATGCAAGTTGAAGTCTTCCTAATATATCTCTAGCAGTAGAAGATTTGTTTGCTAGAATAGCAATATTAGAGTTAGGATTAAATAAGGCATAATGTAAAAGATATGATATAGTAGTGGTAGATTTACCTGATTGACGAGGTAATTTACAAATTGTGAAACGATTGTCATGTATTGTCCTTACGATATGTTTTTGAAAGTCCCACATATTAAATGGGACAAGTCCTTCATCTAGTGAAACTACTTGTACATAGTTTACCATAAAATAAATAGGGTCTTTCTCACACTTCTTATATTCTTTGATGTTCTCTTTAGTGAACTCAACAGGTGTGTTTACCTTTTTAAGATTTGGATTACCTAGATATGCGTCTGTCATTTTTTATAATAGGTTTATATGATTAAACCATCCTGTAACTATATATTTTTCTTTTGTTTTACTAATTTGACCTTTATGTGTATGTGTAAAAAAAGCAGGCCAAATTAATGTTAATCCTTTTTTTGCTGGTATTGTTAAATTTTGATATAAAAATTCTGTACCACCATCTTCAACATCATTTAAATATGTCATAAAAACTAAACCTCTATGCCAATTTAATTTACTACTAAAATCATTTTCAAAATGCCATATCTTAAAACCACCACCTGGAGGATATTTTTGAAGATTATATTTTTCCCTCAAAGCAAATGGTGTATTATTTTCAATATGAGAATACTTTTTAATATACTTTTGTAATACATTACCTAAGTGTATCTTATATGTATGAAAAGGCTCACTTTCATTAAAAAAGTCAACAGCTGCTTCTTTTGATTCTTTTAAATTTTTTACTACTTCTCCACCGCCAGCAGAATACATCCTACCATCCACTAATGACTGTTTGTCCATAAACTTAGTTAAATCGTTACAAACTTTTTTTGGTATAAACCAGCCACCCATTAAAGTAATTTTATCTAATTCATATTCTTTCATATGATAATACCTTCAATATGTGTATAACCCATTTTAACAGCCGCTTCAATACGACTACTACCTTTGTAAACAAAATACTCTTTATCGTAATTTGGATTTGTGTCGTGTTCAATTTCAACACAATCTAACATTTCTTTACCGTCAAGTATGTCTTGTAACATTATGCCATTTTTAACATAACCAAGTTTACTTATCTGAAATATCTTTTTCTTCGGGTGTAATTGTTTTGCTTTCAATAATTTCATCATCTTTTTTCAACATCTTTTGTAATTCTGCTGTTGAACCTACAAACAAAGCATTTTTAATATTTTGATTGGCAGTCTTTGGTAACTCTTTTAAGTCTTTTAATTTTTTATTTAAATCTTGTAACTTATCTACCGTATCTGCAACATTCTTAATACCAGCTAATGCAACTTCATATGCTCTAGGGTGTTGACCCTCTTTTGCAACATTTAAAATACCCTCAATGGCTTCTTGGCCTTTTTCTATAAGATTGTAATAGTGTTCTCTACTATTCTTATGGTCATTATCGACATCTGTTTCTTTTTCTTCCGTTCTAACAACAGGAGCTTTAAACTCCTCTTCCTTAACTAATTCTTCCATAGGAGATTTAGCAGGTTCTAGTCCTAGAATTTCGTTTACTTTGTCTTCAATAGCCATATTAATATTTAGAATTCCGTATTTGTGTGGTCTATCTTATTCTGCCACCAAGACGGTAAACCAATGTGTGGTCTGCCATCAAACATATTCTTTTTAGAACCTTTAGTTTTAGCATTATTATAATGTAAAAATACTTGAGCACAATCTTTGCCATCAAACTTATCTCTCCAATGTTCACAAATATTACCTTTGTAAACTAACATATCACCAGGTTTTAATTCTACTTTTACACCATCTGTATATTCTGATTCATAGCCGTTATCTGTATCTTTACCTTTTTTAGGGTTAGGTTCAATATAGATTGGCCATTTATCACCACCTAAATTCATTGTAGTAGAAATCTCACAACTAAATCTATCTTTGTGTCTTTTTAATATATCGCCGTTTTTATAGATACGAGCATATGAATAAGTAGGTATCAAATTAAGTCCTGTTTCTTTTTCCATTCTAGGTTGAACAGCAAGTAATAAAGTTTCCATCGCCATATCAGCATAATGTGAATATGTTTCTGGTGCTTGAACATCATTCCAAACTCCCCATTCTGTCGTAAATGGTGAAATAAATCTTTCGTCAAACATGGTTCTCGCCACTTGTCTTTTCATCATAAAATAATTCATAATGAATTCGGCAATCTTCGGG